CGTATGCTGCGCTCTCGAAAGTAACGTCTCCAATGCTGGAATAACCAAATGGCCAGAGTAATTCAAGGTCTGCGGATCGATATAAGAGACTATTAGCGGAAGTCCGTTTCCATAAGCCCTTATCATCGAAATCGATTCCGAAGAGACACGCATGCCAATGCGGTCTCCCAAAGTTTTCACCATATTCTCCAGCCATGTAATAACGTATTCTTCGTCCAGGATACCGTTTTCGTAATCTTTTAATAAAGAGTTGAAAGTCTCGATAGTGTAATGATCGATCGCTTGGGAGATGTGCATCGTCATAAGTAAGGGTTATAAAACAATTTTTTTCATGCATCTGAGCTTCGTGCATGCATCGAATTGCCCACTGGCGTGAGCGTTCCAGCCTGCAGCCAACACATTGGCCGCAGGGCAATGATAAAGATTTGACAGTATCGTGTCTTTTAGATTCATAAAAGACAATTGAACCATCAGCGCATTGAAATGCGCTTAAAGGGTGATAGCAAGGCATGTGAGGTACCCATGTTTGTTAAATTACAAACGCCAACCACCGCGATGCGGGGCTTTTTGCATATTTGCAGCCTTAGTTCTTTTAGCGGTTCGGCGAAATGTCTTTGCCGACTTGCGCTTATTTACAGGTTTTCTATACATCATTTTTAGCTCCTCGGTTAACTAACATTTTCGGTTTGGTGTCACCTAGCACAGTTACATCAAGTAATGTAACTGTGCTACGGCTTATTCAGCCGCCTTTTCAGGTGTGACATTCGCAGCTTCTACGACTTCGGCAGCTGCTTTTTCGACCAGACCGAGAGCCTCGGCATCTGGTCTATTTGCTTCATCATCGAGAAACTCGATTAATTTAGCTGGGTCGTTATCAAAACGAGCCCTAATTTGGGCTGGCAAAGCCTCAAATTCATCTTGAGCCGCAATAACGCGGTTCAATGCGGTATGGTAATCACTAATACCGCTAAAATCGCCATAACGAGGCGATAATGGGGCTTCCGGTAGAATCCCCGTAATACTAAACTTTTGAAGAATAGTGTTAATATCACATTCTTCTTTAAAATGCTGCTGAGCCAGTGAAGGCTCCTCACAAGCCAACCCTGACTCATTTGACGCAGCATCTGTATCGTAGTTATAAGGGGTACGTAAAAAAACTTCATGTTTTTTAATCATGTTATCTTCCTAAAATAAATTTTAAATTTGCTGCACCTGACGTTCCGCCTGAAAAATCCTTCAAAAATGGTGAAACATTTGTTCCCCACCATGTTTTAGACTTCTTCTCCTCTGGAGTTCTCGTCTGTATAAATTGACGAGTAGCTAATTCCTCGGCATTAGTAGCCGTTTGTCTTGCACGAATTAACATTTCTTCAGCGATTAAATTCTTTGTGCGCTGAGATACATTCGGCGCTTCTAAAATCTTTAATGCAGTATCTGCACTAAGATTTTTTGCATGCTCTGCATTTACTGTAATACGACTGGCCGCTTCAGTTATCTGAGCGTCAGTTAATTGAGTTTGCATCGCTGTATTAGCAGCACCAATTGCTTGAGACGCAATTTGTGCTGACCTTTGAAACTTATTCTGTTGAGTTGCATATTGCCCAGTAGCTGATGCGCCTGCAGGCGTACCAGCACCACCCTGGGTATATGCCAACATCGGGTTTAACCCCGCTTTTTTTAAATCTTCTACTGCCGTTTGGTACTGCGTACTACGCATACGCTCTTGAAAATCCATCTGCTTTTGTGCCTGTTCTGCACTAAAAGCATTAGCTGCTTGTGCCATAGCGGCATTAGCAGCATTTGCTTGGCTTCCGCCAAGAATATCTAAACCACCACCTAATACCGTGCCGGCCATACCGGCAATGCCCTTAAAGGCATCACCAGCGGTAATTCCTAATGCGTTGCCAATTGACCCAAACATATTAGAAATGGTCAATTAAACCGGGTACACTGTACATCGGCATTGGTCGTGCTTTTTTACAATCAAAAAAGCTATCAAAAATAAACTGTTTACCATTTGCAGCTGCACCTACTGCCACAATACGATCAACTGGTGGCGTATCTTGAATAAACGTAGTATTCAAAGTTGGCAGTGATGTAAATCGTTGTGCCAAATGCCAATTATCAATTGTTCCAGCTGCTGTGCTTCTAAACAAACCAGAAATTCGGCTTGGATAATAACGATACTCAGCCCAACGCTCTTGATAACCAAACACACTATTATCGTTAGCATCACCACGAACGTAAATTTCCTTATTCAAAACAGCTTGCTCACCAAGTGTGGCAAAAGCTGGGAAATAAAAATCATAACGTGTTGATCTTGACCACATACGAGCAAGGCCTTGCTGATATGTAAGGTCAGCGCGTACTGCTACAAGTCCTAATACTACGCCGTGTTCAGTAGCCGAATAAGTAAACCCATGATTATGAGCCAGGGCAGTACCCATAGCAGCAAGTGTGCCCAGAGGGGTAGTAGTTCCACTAGCTGATGTGCCTGACGTTTGAGCGATTGGATTAATATTAATATTGGACGTTCCGCCCCCGATATATTCGGGACGCTGTAAGCGAGCATCAGGAGAAATAACACCAAAATGTGCGCGAATAATTTCAGTATAACGCGTACCTCCGCGTGCATCACGCTCAAGCAGCTTCTGAATCTGAAAAGACTGCCGTAATTGATTAATAGTTGCTGCCGTAGCCGTTGAAAGATCTGCATATAATCCCGTATTATCTCCGGTTGCTAATGTTCCAAAACGCAATTGATTACCAACAGCGCTAGCACCAGTTAAATTAATCGTCACCGATCCGGGGTTAGTCTGAATACCCCAGTTCGCGTTACCATCATTAACTGTAAAAGGTGTTCCTACAATACCTTTTACAGGAGCCGTAGTTCCTAACGGCAATGTAACTGAAGTACCCTTTTGAGGCCATGGTAATGAACTCGTAAAATAATCTTTACGCTTACCTCTACGTAACAAAGTGTAATTTGCTACGTTGTCAGGTCCATCACCTAAATCTACTGTAACGGAATTTTGTAAATTCTCGTCCCTAAACCATTCATTCCAAATCAAATTATACGCACGAGGCCAGAAAGCACAATGGGATACCGTTCCAGTATTGGACACCTGTCCCAATGTGGGTAAACCCATATAATCTTGAAGTGATCCTATCGCGTATCCGCCTGTTGGCGATACTTGTTGAGGTACAACATAAGAAATCGAACTATCTGGGTTCGCTTGTTGACCCATAAATTTTTGCCAATTACTCCAAATCAAACGATTTGGAACAAAGAAAAAGAAACTATCCAAATGCATGTTATCCATGATTGGATTAATTGGGGTAGCCAAACGGGCAAATGCCGTCATATTCAACCGAAATGTATCACCGGGAAGCATTTCATCAACATAAACTGGTATTAAATAACCAGCATCAAACGTTGTTTTATGCGTACTTTGACAATCAAATGACGACCGAGGTATATCGGCCTTTGGAATCATCGTAAATTGATGAATATCTACTGATTGATTACGGTGCATTTTATCGGGCTCCTAGGCTAATTCCGCCCCAGCTAAAGCTGAGGCGGCTTGTTTTCATTCTTGAATCTTAACTTGTTTACCCAAGGATAGCAACTTGGGTGCATCATGTAAAGCAAAAAGACCCGTATTATCATCAAACTCACCCAACTCATATAAATCAAAATCGTCTGGGTGGTTAAATAATTGATTTTCTGGGTCTTTTCTGTTTACTTCGTCTGAAAAGCTGCGTATTGCTACGCCAACTGATGGTACGAACATTGGTCGACCATATGCGTCAGCTGCACGATCTTTTACAGAACATAATACTAATTTCATGTGAGGCTCCTAAGTGAGGTTACGTTTTAACTTCTGAAGTTTTGCCTTAGCTACTTGCTCTTTTACTGCAAGTCGTTCCAAAGTATTGTCTTCGTGCCTAAGTTTAGCACTCTTTTCACGAATGTAAAGCAGTTCGTCAAATTCATAAGGATTATCTATTTTATATTTTTTATCATAATATTTTGGAGGTTTGACTTTTTTACCACGAACTACAACATAGTCGTGTGGATATACATCGGAAGTATATTGCTTATACCATTCGTATCCAATACCGGGTTTTAAAGACATCTTCGTAAACTCCGGAGTTCTATTAGTAATTTCCCCAGTATCTGGGTCAATTTCCTGATAATGCTCTTTAGCATTTTTTCCCGTAACCTTCTTCATAATGTATCGAGCCACGTATGCTGCGCTCTCGAAAGTAACGTCTCCAATGCTGGAATAACCAAATGGCCAGAGTAATTCAAGGTCTGCGGATCGATATAAGAGACTATTAGCGGAAGTCCGTTTCCATAAGACCTT